GGTGCTGAGAAAATATTTTATAATATTAATAGTATTATAGGTTATGATATTTGTATTATAGTTGAAGGTGAAATGGACGTATTAAGTTTTCACGAAGCTGGATTACCTAATGTTATTTCAGTACCGAATGGTGCAACGCTTAATTCTAATAATTTAGATTATTTAGATAATTGCATAGATTATTTTGAAGATAAAGAAAAAATAATTTTAGCAGTAGACAATGATGAACCAGGCCAAGCTTTACAACAAGAATTAATAAGACGTCTTGGTGCTGAGGTTTGTTTTACTGTAGATTTTAAAGATTGTAAAGATGCAAACGAATACTTATTAAAACATGGAAAAGAAAACCTTATCCAGCAAATTACAAAAGCAAAACCCGTCCCTCTGGAGAATGTTACAACGTTTAAAGATATTGAGGGAGAGGTTACAGACTTTGTTAAACACGGTTTTAAACCAGGTTACCAAGTGGGTTTGGCGAATTTTGATCGTATCTTTAGCACCTATACTGGTCAGTTTATTACTGTTACTGGTATACCATCTAGTGGTAAATCTGATTTTGTTGATCAGATGGTTATTGGGTATAATTTAAATTATAAATGGAAAACAGCTTTTGCTTCACCTGAAAATCAGCCTACATATCTTCACGCTCATAAGTTAATGAGAAAAGTTTGGCAAGGAATGCCTACTCCAGGAGATATTAATACTAATAAATGGAAGGAAGTGGCTGAACACGTTAATGATAATTTCTTTTTTATAGATATGGAAAGATATACTCTTGAGTCTATATTAAGAAAAGGAGCAGAGCTTGTTAAACGTAAAGGAATTAAATGTTTAGTTATAGACCCTTTTAATAAGATTAGAGATATAGATTCTAATACAGAGGATGTTAATAGATATACAATGGAATATTTAACGAAGATAGAAACATTTGCTAAAAAATTTGATGTATTAGTTTTTATTGTAGCTCATCCAACTAAAATGTATAAAGATAAAGATGGAAAAATCGAAGAACCTAATATGTATAATATAAAGGGTGGTGGAGAATGGTACGACGCTTCTTATCACGGAATTTTAGTGCATAGAGATTATGAAGCTAAAACTGTAAAAGCAAAAGTATTGAAAGTTAAATTCCAAAACTTAGGTGAAAACGGAGCTGAAGCTTATTTTAAATGGGAACCTAAATCAGGATGTTTTATTCCACAAGAAGATCAACAAGTTATAAATGATATAATGCCATGGGAATAAAATATAAAAAAAGAGTAAGTAACCCTTTGCCTTCATATTCTCCTAGCAAAGAAGAAAGGAAATGGATGAACTATTGTATAGATAATGATATAAGAATTTCTCAACAACCTGTTAAAGAAGAAATAGGGAGATGGAGAATGACTGTTAATATAGGGCCATATAAAAAGGGTGAAGTTCCTCACGTATCTCCTAGTGTATATGATAAAGATACTCTTTATCCTGCTTATTATCAAATGTGTAAATATTATTATGATAAACGTAAAAAATAATTTTAAAAACGCTGATGAAGCTTTTAAATATTTCTATCCCTACATTAAAAAATATGGAATAGATTTTGGTGATACAAAAGCTTTATTTAATATAGGATTTTATTTAGATAATCCTTTACAAGTTAATATAACACATCCAGAAAGAAACTGGAATATAGATTATGCTGAAGCTGAATGGCAATGGTATTTATCAGGAGATCCTAGTGTAGAAAAATTAGGTCAAATTTATGGTAAAGTACCTCCAATATGGGATAAAATGGCTGATTCAGAAAGAAAGTGTAGATCTAACTATGGTTGGCAATGGAATAGAAATCATCAAATTGATTATGTTGTAGCTAAATTAAAAGATGTAAAAGATACACGACACGCTGCAATATCTATTTATGACGGTAAAGAAATTAATACTTATGCTAAAGATACTCCATGTACCTATGCTGTGCAATTTACTATCTTAAATAATAAGTTAAATATGGCCGTTATGATGAGATCTAATGACCTCTGGTATGGCTTTTGTAATGATCAATATTGTTTTGTTATGTTACAAAAAATGATTGCAGAGAGGCTGTCTATTGAGCTCGGAAATTATTATCATTTTGCACATAATTTCCATTTGTATAACAATAAAATTAAATAAAATAAATATGTATTATTTATACCATATACCTGGTAAAAAAATAGGTGTTACAAGTAATCTTAATACAAGAGTTACGCTTATACAAGGGTATAAAGAAGGAGAATACGAAGTTCTAGAATCAAGTGAAGATATTGACTATATATCTGATCGAGAAATAGAACTTCAAAAGTCTTACGGCTATAAAGTAGATAGACGTAAGTATAATCAATTATATAAATCTAATGATATGAATATAAACGCAACTGAACAAACTTCTACTTTCCCATATCCAGTAAATGAATTGGAAGAAGCTCTTATTAAACATAATGGGATGAATTGGGAAACTCAATTTGGTACATTTAAATTAACAGATGATAATATCAAATGGATAATGTCTAATGTACACGTATCAATGTATAATCAAAATAGATCTTACATATATAATAAAGCTTTCTATGAAAATTGTATTAAGAAAGATAATATTAAGTGTAATAAAAAACCTTTAAAAATGTTTCAACAAATAAGGGATTGGGCAGAAGAAAGAGGTTTATATGCTAAAGGAAGTGCAACAACTCAATATATTAAATTACAAGAAGAGTGTGGAGAGCTTGCAAAAGCTTTATTAAAAAATGATCAAACAGAAGTTATAGATGCTATAGGAGATATAGTTGTAGTCTTAACTAACTTAGCTCATCAAAGAGGAACTCATATTGAAACTTGTATTAGTTCAGCTTATAATGAAATTAAAGGACGTACGGGCCAAATGATTAATGGAACATTTGTTAAAGATGAAAATTAATACAAAAGATCAAATAGTTTTATCTGTTTTAAAAAAAATGGATGAACGTAGTTTAGTTGGCCAAAAAAAGTATGGTGCAACTATGATGGAAGAAATAGAAGGGCAAAAAAAAGATTTAAATAGATTTCTTAATGATGTACAAGAAGAAATCATGGATGCTCTTTTATATATCGAAGCTGCTAAAAGATGTTTACAAGATGAAATTGAAGAAGGTATGTTAAAGCAACTTCACGTCGATTATGAAAAGATTTAGAAGAAAAAAGAAAGGACCTGTAGTATCAAAAAAAATAACTCATGATGGTATTACTTTTTCTTCTGGACTTGAGAAATATATGTATATAGCTTTAAAAAAAGCTAAAATCCAAGCTGTATATGAAGGTCAAACTTATGAAATATTTGAAGGATTTAATTTTCCAAATAAAGCATACGAAAGATGCGGTAACGGAAAAGGAGATTATAAAAATAGAGGTAGTAAGAAAATCCTTAATATAAAATATACACCTGATTTTATCGGTAGAGGATTTATAATAGAAACAAAAGGAAGAGCAAACGAGAGTTTTCCTTTACGTTGGAAAATGTTTAAAAGATATGTAGTGAAACATTTACCTGGAGTAACTTTATATAAACCACAAAATCAAAAAGAATGCGACGAAACAATAAGGTTGATATTAGAGTCCAAAAACAATTAGCAAGACAAAAATATGCCGAACGTCAAATTGACAAATGGGTTAAGTGGAGAATGGAAGTTAAAGGATATTTGTTTTACAAAGATCTTGTAGAGATGCAAGAAAAGTTTAATATAAAATGTTATTAAAATGAAAGAAAAAAGTTGGGAATTAACAATGGGTTTTTATCCTGGTATTTTAATAGGGATGAGAAGTTATACACATTCTGGATCTACACAACACGTTTTGTATCTCCCTTTTGTAGACATTTGTTTAGAAATTTTTGAAGATTAATTAAATTAAATTAAATATTATGAAACAATTTTTATATATAGCTAGTTTAGCTATCTTATTATCATCTTGTGCAGGAGGACAATTATTTGTAGAAGCAAGGACTACATATAATGTTCCATTAAATGACAATGGTATATTAGATACTAACACATTAGAAACACAATATAATAATCATTCGGGTTTACAAAACTTACACCCTCAAATTAGACTTACTTATAGACAATATATTTTTGATAAAAAAAGATATCCAAAAGCTAAACCTTATAAATTAAAAAAATAACTATGGGATTATTTGACGAAAGAATTGCCTATAAACCTTTTGAGTATCCTGAATATTATAATGAAGGTTGGCTTAAACAAGCACAAGCATTTTGGTTACATACGGAAATACCTATGTCAGGAGATGTAAAAGACTGGAATGAAAACTTAACTAAACAAGAAAAAAATCTTGTAGGAAATATTTTACTAGGTTTTGCTCAGACTGAATGTGCAGTATCTGATTATTGGACACAAAAAGTAGTATCTTGGTTTCCAAAACATGAGATACAACAAATGGCTATGATATTTGGGTCGCAAGAAACCATACATGCAGTAGCTTATTCATATTTAAATGAAACTCTTGGTTTGGAAAATTTTGAAGCGTTCTTACAAGACAAGGCAACAATGGAACGCTTTGATAATTTAATTAGTTATAATGGAAATAACACTACTGGAATTGCCAGAAGCCTTGCTATCTTTAGCGCATTTGCTGAAGGCGTTAGTCTTTATTCTGCTTTTGCTGTTTTATATAGTTTTCAACTCAGAAATCTTTTAAAAGGTGTAGGTCAGCAGATGAAATGGAGTGTAAGAGATGAATCATTACATTCTAAAATGGGGTGTCAACTCTTTAGACATATGTGTAAAGAAGATCCTAAGTTATTAAACAAATCTAAAAAAGATATATTTGATGCAGCAAAAACAATGCTTAAAGCAGAAGAAAAATACATTGACAAAATGTTCGAATTGGGTGACATTGAAAACCTTAAAGCCTACGATCTTAAACAATTTATCCGTAAAAGACTCAATGAAAAAATCATGGAACTTGGTTACACAAACGAACGGGAGTACTTTGAATTTAACCAAGACGCAGCAAAAAATCTTGACTGGTTCTACCATCTTACCGGGGGGCATACTCATACTGATTTTTTTGCTATTCGTCCGACTGATTATTCCAAAGCAAATGAAGGCGAAGATTTTGAAGATATTTGGTAAATGATTTATATTGTAGATAATTTTTTAGATAAAAAACTTTTAGATTTTGTAACTAAAGATCTTAAAAATTTTGATAAAGTAGATATGCCTGATAAAAGTTTTTGGATTAAAGAGGCTACTCCTGTTTTTATTGATTATATAGTTCAAAGATTAGAGTTAATAGAAAATAAACCAATAAAAAATATTTTAGGATTTTTTAGAGAAGCTAAAAAAAACCAAGATAATAAATGGAGAATACATAACGATTCTATAATTAATAACGAACAACCTGATAGAGCTATAGTATTGTATTTATCTACTAATAAAATTAATAAATTAAACGGTACAGCTTTTTGGAAACATAAAAAATACGGAGATACTTATAAAAAAGAAAAAGATATCAAAGAATTTAATAGAATGTTAAAAGAGGATGCTAATGATTTAAGTAAATGGGAATTAAAATCTGTTGTTGATGGTAAAAAAAATAGATTATTATCTTATCCTTGTAATTATTTTCATAGCAAATATCCTAATGAATTTATAAAAAGTAGAATTGTTTTTGTAATGTTTTATAAATATGAGAACGTGTAATATATGTAAAAAGAAAAAGAAAGATTCTAAATTTAAGCATCCTGGTAAAAAAACGTGTAAGAGATGTGAATTTAGATGGAAACGATCTTTTTTAAGACTACTAGTTCAAGATAGAAGACTAAGCGCAAAAGAACGTATAGCTAATAGATTAGGATATTTTGGCACTGCTTTTATAATGATCAGTCCATATCTTCTTTCGTACGGAAATATAGGAGCTATTACATATGTTATCGGAGGTATTGTATGTATACCTCAAGTTTGGGTTGCCAAACAATGGAATTTAGTATTAGTTAATTTAAACGTAAGTATTGGTTATTTAATTTATATATTATACAATGGAGGATAAAGAAAAAATAAAAGAATACGCACTTAAACATTATAAAAAAACTTTTATTAAAAAAGTTATAACAAGAGACGGTAAGGGAAAAATAACCCGTAGACAATTTATTGATTTAGAACCTATTATTTTAATTAAAGATAATCATATAGAGGTTAAAAACAATATAGATGCATCACCAATTATATTAAGTAAAAATATATTAAAATGAAAGAAAGTAAATTAATAGAAAAATTTAATAAATTAGAAAAACAAATGGCAGCGGTTACTAATGTGCTGCGAAAAATAATTCATGATTTAGGAGGAATAGAGAATTTAGCACAAGGAACTTTAACTACATTAAAAACTTTTATGGGTGAAAAAGAATGGGATAAAGTAATGAAAAAATTAAAAGATCAAGATACTGTTAATAATAAATCTAAAAATAATAAAGAAAAAAAATTAGAATTATGAAAAAAATTATATTAAGTTTAATTATAATGTTTTCAACACATGTATATTCTCAAACGCTAAGAGATTTTGAAGGCATTTGGAGCACTCCGGATTCATTTTTTTATAAAATGTTTACATACAATGAAGAAGATGAAATATTAGAAGTACATTCTTTTAGTTTTGGTTCAGATGCCGCTGTAGTAGAAAAAATTACCAAAATAAAAAATAATACAGTCTATACTAAATCATATAACTATGACAATAAATGGAAAACAAAAATACAATATACTTTTATAGAAAATAAATTATATGCGGTATATTCAGGAGATATCGATACTTCTTGTATCTATACTAAAGCAACTTTAATACTTAATGAATAATATGTGGAACAATAATTGGATAAAAGGAGAAGATTATCCTTCTTGGGGTAATAATGAAATTTACAAACAAACTATAACTGGTGGTTATTTATTACCAAATGAAACTCCTCGTGAAGCATATAAAAGAGTTGCTAAAACTATTGCTAAACGTTTATATAAACCTGAATTAGCTGATAGATTTTTTGAATATATTTGGAATGGTTGGCTTTGTTTAGCTTCTCCAGTGTTATCTAATACAGGTACAGATAGAGGTTTACCTATAAGTTGTTTTGGAATTGATGTTGCAGATAGTATAAATGATATAGGCCAAAAGAATTTAGAAATGATGATGTTAGCAAAACACGGTGGTGGTGTAGGAATAGGTGTGAATATGATTAGGCCTTCAGGAGCTAAAATTACAGGTAATGGAACTTCAGATGGTGTAGTACCGTTTTGTAAAATATATGATTCTACTATATTAGCAACAAATCAAGGTAGTGTTAGACGGGGAGCAGCTTCAGTTAATATAAATATAGAACATCCCGATTTTTTAGAGTGGTTAGAAATTAGAGAACCTAAAGGTGATATCAATAGACAATCATTAAATTTACATCAGTGTGCTGTTGTAGGTGATAAATTTATGAGAAGATTAGAAGCAGGAGATACAGTATCAAGAAAAAAATGGAGTAAACTGTTACAAAAAAGAAAAGCTACTGGAGAGCCTTATATACTATTTAAAGGTAATACCAACAAAGCTAACCCATCTGCCTATAAAGATAATGCTTTAAAAGTTCACATGACCAATATATGTAGCGAAATAGTTTTACATACAGACGAGTCACATAGTTTTGTTTGTTGTTTATCTAGCTTAAATCTAGCTAAATATGATGAATGGAAAAACACTAATATTATTTATGATTCTATATGGTTTTTAGATGGTGTATTAGAAGAGTTTATACAAAGAGCTAAATATAGAAAAGGTTTTGAAAATTCAGTAAGATCTGCAGAAAAAGGTAGGGCATTAGGATTAGGAGTTTTAGGTTGGCATACTTATTTACAAGAAAAAGGATTACCGTTTGAAGGATTACTTGCTCAATTTGAAACTAGAAAAATATTTAGTCAAATCAAAATAGAATCTGAAAGAGCTAGTATGGAACTTGCTGAAATATATGGTGAACCTTTGTGGTGTAAAGGAACTGGTATGCGTAACACTCATTTAAGAGCTATAGCCCCAACGGTAAGTAATTCTAAGCTATCTGGTAATGTATCACCAGGCATTGAACCATGGGCAGCTAATGTGTTTACAGAACAATCTGCTAAAGGAACTTTTATTAGAAAAAATCCTACACTAGTTAAACTTTTAAGAAAACATAAATTAAATACAAATGAAATTTGGGATAAAATTTTGGCGGATGGTGGTTCAGTGCAAGCCATTAATGAACTTGATTCTGTGGTTCTTGCTAACGACATACCAGCTAAAGACGTTTTTAAAACGTTTAAAGAAATAAATCAATTAGAGTTAGTTAATCAAGCTGGTTTAAGACAACAATATATAGATCAATCAGTAAGTTTAAATCTTGCTTTTCCATCAGAAGCTCCACCTAAATGGATAAATAAAGTTCATATAGATGCTTGGAAAAAAGGGGTTAAAACGCTTTATTATATGAGAACTGAATCTGTATTAAGAGGTGATATTGCGGCGCAAGCAATGGATCCAGGTTGTGTTAGCTGTGATGGATAATAAAAGAAGGGAGACCTTTCGATCTCCCTTCAATACAGGAACTTTGGGGTGTGGAGCCCATTTTATCGTGTTCCCTTTTATTTAATAAGTCCAGACTACATCAGGATCTTTATCAGGATCCATATCTACATGTATAAAAGTATTTCCTATACCTATCCTAGTAAATCCTACATCTAATAAACAATTTAGAAGATCATACCTGTCTCTTGAATTTATACAATGAATATCAACTGCTAAACCTTTAAGATGAGAGGAATTCTTTTTTCCCCCAACCTTTTTATTGTGTTCTTTCGTTCGATAACCACTGTTTATATGGATTGCTCTATCAAACTTAGATCGTACTAGATCTATTTTATCTAGCATTTCTTGTTTCATATTTCTTCCACTACCCATTTCATCGGGTGAATCAAACTCGGTAATGTTAAAGTATTGCATTATTTGTATTTTTTAAACATTAGTTTATACAATAGCGCATTCCACGCTGCTTGTAGTTTATCTATAAATTTTTTCATATTATTTTCCTTTACACTTACAGTTGTTTTCTCCACAAACACAATCTTTGTCTTTATTATATATAGTATCAAATGCGTTTGCGCCTAACAATGTTAATTGATCTATCATGTTTGTTTGAATTTTAATAAGCATTTTTTCTAGTTCATCTTTTTGTGTGACAAGATGATCTACTTTAGAGGTTAAACCTTCATTTTGTTTTTTAAGTTCATTGACTTCGTCCGGGTTTCTACCTATAACTGTCATTATAACAACCGATAAAGACCCAACTATCATTCCTATTATAGATACCACCACGTCTTTATTCATGTTGGGTATTTCATTATATGATAAGAAAACTAGTATACCTATTACTAATAAAAATATACCAATCGCTCCAACATAATGTCTTAATTCTTTGGCTACGCCATTTGCTATTTTCATTTAAAATCTTTTTTTAGGTTTCTTTTTTGTTTTTTTCTTTTTCTTTTTAACTGATTTAATTTTAGGTTTTTCTTTTTTAACACCTAATTCCCAGTCAGACCATCCAGCAAGCATAGCAATCCTAGCCCATGCTTCGTAATCTGAACTACTGGCTTTTCTTATATTGTCAATTTTTTTAAACGCCCTATCAAGTGGAACATTTGTAGTTGCAGCTATCACTTGACCCGCTGCTAAGTATGCAGGATTATCTAATGAAAATCCTTTTTCTATTATTTCTTTTTTATTCCAAGAATAAGCTCTACCTGCTGCTCTTAATTTACTTAATTTAGAAGATACAGGAGGAGATAATTGTGCTATTTCTTTAGTTAATACATCTTGAAATTTAGGTGATTTTTTCTGTGCTTCTCTATTTAATTTAATTGCTGTATTTTTTAATACTGAAAATATAGCACCACCTACACCAGCACCTCTTAGTATACTATCTGCCATAGAATTAACTATATTAGCATATTTTTCTTCTCTTTTTTCTGTTTCTTCTTCTTCATCTCCAAAGCCCATAGCGAATAAAGCCTGTTGCATAGCGTTGAAAAATAGATTTTGTACAAATCCATAATACAATATCTTAGATATATTGGTTATTGTATCTCCTCGGCCATTCTTAAGATCACTAGCGGCTTTTTTAATCAATCTAGTGTATTGCATTGGAGTGTTAGCAAAAGCTAATATAACGCGTCCTAATGGCCCAGCTTGCTGCATACTAATTCTATCAGGTCGACTTGACTGTTGAGCTTCTTCTGCTATTTCTCTAAAATCTATAAAAGCTTGGTTCTCTGCTTCAGATTTAGACATACCTTCTTTAGTATACTTTTTAACTCTATTTCTATAAAATGTAGAACCGCCAGATGCGATAGCAAAACTATCTGCTATTTGTGTAGGTAAAAATCCTATTCTAAGCATTTCACTTATAACTCCTCTTACCCCACCTTTTTTAGCCATATCAGCTATATCAGCTTCATTAACATTTAATCTTAATCCGTTTCTTCTATCTACTAAAAAATCACTATTAAAAAGTGTAATAAAATCTTTCCAAAATTGAGGCTGATTTGCAAATGCTTTACCAGCAGCAAACAAATTGTTATCTTTAAAATTTATAAAGTTAACAGCTGATATAGTTTGAAGAACAGCTGATCTTGTATTAAAAAACATTATAGCGCCAATAGAATTAGTTAACCAATCTGTTACTCTACCTGTTAAAGAATCAGAGGTAAATTCCCTGTTTCTACCAGTGCGCATACGTTTTAATATATTTTCTAATGCGGTTCTATAATCTTTACCATAAGCAGCTTCAAGTTTATTTAAATTAGGTTTTGTAAATATTTGGTCTACATTATACTGCCATTGTTCTAAATATTTAGCTCTTTTAATAGTATTAATACCATCTATTAAATCTGTTGTAATGTTTCCAGCTAACCAACCAAATTTAGGTGCAGGATAACTATCTCCTTTTTGTAATGCTATTAATTGATCAGCAAATATAACTAATTCAGGTTTGCTTTCAACAAAGTCTGTAAGTTCTTTTATATCTTTTTTAGACATACCCTCTGGGGTCATACCTTGTTTATTCCAAATATAAGTTCTTATCGCTTGTTCTTGAGTAAATGGTTCACCAGGTAATTTTTTCTTTAAATTTTTAGGAACTATTTTTAAATCTTTTTTAAGAGCTTTAAAATCATTCATAAGAGCTATTCTATCTCTTGATATATTATCCATAGCCCTAGCAAAAGGATCTAATAAATGTTTTTTATACCAAGCCATTTGAGAATCCCCTAACTTTCCTTTACCTAAAGTTTTATATAACAATCCTACAAAATCTTCAGCAGATGGCGGTACAAAGAAATTAAATCTTCCTTTATTTGCCCCTACTACTTGAGCTTTAACATCAGAATAAACTTTATCAGCCCCAATACCAGTTTTATTTTCTATTATATCATTAAAATCTTTATTTAAATCTATAGACTTACTAAATTTCATTTGATCTATTAACTGTTCTTTATCTAGTTCAGCCATTTCATCTAATACCATTTGATTAGTATAATCTCCTTTAAGTCTAACAACTAATGGTAAAGATTTATTATTAAATTTAGAAGCTTTAATTTTTGAATTTTCAATTGCTATAGTAGTAGGTTGTCCCGCCACATCAATTTTAAATTCTTCTGCAAAAGTTTTACCATTAACATTTATAATAGAAGAAGGTGGAATACCTCCATCAATTTTAGCAACTTCAGCATTAAAATATCTTTGCCACCAAAAGTTTTTGCCTAATTGCCATCCTTTAGGCATACCTCTTCCTAATTTAGCTTTTCCTAATTTAGCATTTTCAGCTTTATCTAATGCTATTAATTTATAATTATCCATAACAGCATCATAAGCAGGTTTAAAATTATCTCTCCGTAACGATACATCTAATAAATACATATAAGATGCAGTGGCAGGCATTGCATGCTCGTACTCATATAAAGTTGTTTTACCTTCTTTATTAGTTGTTCCTTTAGGTTTTATAGAATAACCCACAAAATTAGCACCTTGTTTATGCCAATGCTTTGTATCATTAGCAGTTATTCTTAAATAAGTAGCAATAGCTGGCGCACTTTTATTTTTAGTATCTCTAATAGATTTATCTAATCTTTCCCATAAAACTTTATGTATTAAAGACACTTTAGTATTAAACTTTTTTATTTCTCCATTTAGTATATTTTTTCTAATATTAGATGGAGTATTAAATAAAGTTTTATAACTTTTTATTTTAAATAATTCTACATCTGCTTTTTTAGATATAATAGGTTTTCCAAACGCATTATTAGGTAAATAATTAGGACTTTTAGGATCATTTAAAGATTTTACTTGATTAACAAAATATTCCCAAACAGGGTTTTTTCTAGCTACACGTTTACCATCAATTTTATCATATATAGTTTTGCCATTTTTATCTTTTAAAGAACCAAATTTTGTTCCTAGTATTTTACTACTACCGGTGTAAGCTGTGCCTCCACTAGGTCCAAAAAAAGCAATTCTAGGCATGGTAGGAAACATATATTTAATTTGATTATCAATCCATGATTTAACTTGCGCTTTAGACTTATTATTAAGTTCATTAATTGTAATAGTAGATACTGGATTTAAACTATAATTATTTAATAATGCATCTACCCCTTTAACGTCTAGATCAAAATTAGCATTATTAAGAATATCTTGAGTACCTTCGCTGATACTAAATTTTAAGCTTGGATCTCTATCTATTTGTTTACCTATTTTAGCTTCATCTGTTTTGGTTACTTTTTTATCTTGAAGTTTAGTAATAGCTTCACGTTTAGTTTTTACTTCAGGTTCTTTTATAACCTCCATAGTAGCGTCTAGAGCCATAATTTCTCCCAGAGTTTCAGCTAAAGCATCTTTACGTGTGCCTTTAGTAGATGTACCTACTTTTGGACCTAAGAAGTAATCTACAAACTCTTGTTTATCAATAGATCTTTTCTTAAATATTTTTTTACCTTCAGGGGTTTTTTCTCTTTGCCCCGTATCTTCTGCAAATTGTCTAAATCTTTTATTTAAAATATCTTGAGGTAGAGCTTTATATATAGATTCAAAATTATCTTCTAAGAATTTTTTATAATTTTCTCTAGTACCTAATAATTCTGCTAAAGGAGTTTTAAGTTCTGTTCTATAAGCTTTTTGTAATGCTTGTTTAAATTCTTTAGATTCTATTTCTGGTAATTTAGTACCAAAGGTTTTTCTAACAGTTTGTTTAACTTTGTCAATAAGCGGTTTGTCTATTTTAAGATCTCTTCTTAGTTTTGATCTAATAGATTTTTCTTGTGTAGGTGTAGGTGCTTCTTCAACAGCAACGCCTCTAGCTTCAGCTACATCAGCTTCAAATACATCTTTAGTTGCAGCTTCACCTTTTTTAAATACATTACCAATTTTATTTTGTAATTGAGAATTAATCCAACCAGATAAACTATTATTTTGCTCAGGATTAAAATTTCTAATATGAGGAATAAGTTCTGCTATAGTACCACTTACAAAATCTTCTTGAGAAAATCCAGGGGGTTTTTCTCTAGGTATTTTACTTTTAATTAATCCTTGTAAACGCTCGTATGAATTTACAATTGCTTGATCCGCTTTTCCACCATCCCATTCAGCTTTTGTTAAAGTATATTTACCATCAGTTTTAGGTCCTACAAGCGCATCTATATCCGTAGATGAAACGGATTGTTTTTGAGTAAAAGAAGTATCATCTTTAAGTTTTTTAATTCCATCTTTACCTCTTATAACTTCAAAACCTTCAACAGCCCCTTCTTTTATAGCTTTACCTAATTGACCTTTATCTAAAGAAGCATTATAATCAGATATAAAATTTATAACATCTTTTCCATCTTTAAATTTTATTTTTTTCCAACCTAAATTTTGAAATAATCTTCTAAAAAAAGTATTAAATCTTTGTATTGCGTTCTCGTTTAAAGATATAGCACCTAACCTTAAAGCGTCAGATAAAATTGTAAGTTTTTCTTCTGCTTGCATTGTTTTACCTTGATCTTTATAAGATTTAAACCTTTGTTTTAAATATTCGTTTTTTAGTATACTAGGATCTATTTTATTTAATTGTTTATCTAATTCAATTCCTAGGGAACGAGCTACATTTGTTCCTTCTAATTTTCCTTCTTTATTTTTTTTATATAATGTATTAAACAAAACCCTATGAAGCAGTTCATGACCAGCTACGTTAAATGCTTTAACTTTTTTAGCTTGTTCTAAATCAATAATAATAGTTTTATTATCAGGACTAGTTACACCTTCCGATCTTTGTCCTTTTTTATCTTGCATAACCATATCATTCTCTGCAGCCAACTTATCAGCTTGTTTGCTAGTTTTAGCAACTAATACGTTTTCTCCAACACCTTCTTTTTGGGCCATATCAACGGTTCGTGTTATATATGCATCTTCGGCAATTTGTCCTAATTGTTTATTAATAGATTCAAATTGATCTTTAATACTTTGCGGAACCATGCTTTGATCTACATTTTCAAACTGTCTATTAAGATCTTCTTTTTTAATTAAAAGTTGTAAAGCTTTTTCTCTTTGTTCTACAGTATAATCTTTAGGTATTGAATTTAAAGCGTTTCTTACTTGGCCTAATGATTTTAAACGATTATTTACAGTTTCAGGATTTAATCTTCCATCTGTTTTTATTTTTGTTTCTAATAATTTAAAACTTTTTTCTAACTGACCCAATTTTCCTTCTGATCCTAATGCACCAGCTATCTTCATAGCAGCTTGTTTTGTTTCAACCGCAGTTTGTGTAACCCCTACTTTTAAAGATGAAATTCCACCACCAACTAAAGCACCCTGACTAGCTTGTTCTCTTAACTCTTTTAAATCAAATCTATTTTCATCAGTCACAACAGACTCACCTAGTTGACTCAATCCTCCTTGTAAACCTTCTGTTAATGCTTCTAACAAAGAAGCTTCAGTAACAGCTTTTCCAGAATTTAATAAAGATTGAGCGGCTATTTTAAATTCGCCTCTTACTATAGAACCGATAGGTTTTTTAAGATCAACTTTTAAAATTTTTCCTGCACTTATTTTTTCTAAATAACCCGCAACTGCCCCTGTGGCTATTGCTACACCCGCTTCATCTTCACCATTATTAATAACACTCATTAATTGTTCTGGAGTAGGCTGTTCATTTTCAGGTATGTTAAACTTTTGCCTAGTTATTGCGTTTAAATTTGTTATATAATTTCCTCCAATTTCTTGTGCCATAACACCTACTCCTCCTGCTACTAAAGCTAAACCTAATTGAGGTAATTGTTCTCCTGCAATTCCACCTAATTCTTTTAATGTAAGATCAACACCACCATCATCTTCCCATATTTTGTTTTCAGTAAATAATTGTAAATCTTTATCTATATCTTGAATATCTGTAATAGTTTCAAACTGCTCTTCTTTTCTTTCACCAATAGCATCATTAAGTAATTTTATAGTTTTACCAACAGTGATATTTGGATCTTTTATATAACCCTGCATCATTTTTTTTATTTCAACAGGAGTTTTATCATTAAGATTTATTTCACCTTCTTCCAATTGTTTTTCAAGACTATTTATGGCTTTTGTAGCTCTGGTTGTTCTACCAAAAGCTTGATCAGGTCCCATTAATTCAATACCATAAAGCGACTGAATAACTTGTTTGCCAAACTTTTGAAGCCCTTCAACAACAGAATTATCGCTTATACCTTTGTAAATAATCTGATCAGTAAAAGGTATTTTAAATTCTACTTCTAATCTCCCCTTTTGTCTTTGTATTTGAGCTAATTCACTTCCAATAGAACTAGTAACTTTATTATTTATAGCTTGTAAAATAGCTTGATATGAAGAATCATTTTCTGCCATTAATTCTGCAGCATCAGCTCTTTGATCGTTATAATCTTGATTAGCTTCTTCTAAAGTTTCAGCACTAACATTAGGATCGTTTAAATTATATTTTTCTATAATTTGATCTCTAATACTTCCTTTAGATTCAAAAAATTGATCTACTTTATTTAATATTTTTTTATTTTTAAAATTTAAATATTTATTATTTTTTATTAAATCATCCTGAATATAAATAGCTTTATCTTTAAAACTACCTATAGAATCTTTATCATCAATTGGTTCATCAGCTGTTAGTTTATTCCATCCTTCTATTGCTGTAATATAATTTTCTTCTAAATCTTTTTTTCCTAAATCTGTAAGTTGTTGTTTTTTTCCTTTTTCTACAATAAAAATACTTTCATTTCCATCTTTATCTTTTTCAATACGTTCATATACTTTTTCTGGAATTTCTTGAGTATCACTTAAATCGTCTTGAGTATAAGCTTCTATTAATCCGTTTGTTTCAGGAGGAGTGTAATCTTGTAAAAAATTATCAAAATCTCCAATATAATCTTCATTACTAACTAACTCATTATATAAAGATTTATAATTATCCTCACCCCAATCATCTTCAAATTCTTGAAAGGTACCTGTGTAATCTCCTTCAGCAAGTAATAGATCGTAAAGTTCTTCCATTTGAATATTATTTATCTATTGTATTTTCCTTTTTTCTTTTCACCAGTATTAGGATCCGTATAAGGAATTTGAGTATCGTTTTTATTAACCTCTTGTTTAGCTAAAAAAGAATTTATTTCATTTTTTATTTTTCTTTCTTTTTGTGTATTACCTAACTTAGAACTAATCCATCTCATAAAAAACTGACCTGCATCTCCTTGACCTGCAGTAATAGCTTCTACGTCAAAATCTTTTATATTATCTAAGTCATATACCATTATTCCACCACCTTCAGTTCCTGTATCATCAATTGTTACTTGATTTTTACTTTTATTATATGAAACTTTTTGTGTGCCAGTAGGGTCTAAATTTTTAAGTTGTTGTACAATTTCTTCAATAGGAGTATTTTGTATTTCTTTAATAAAATTATTAGCTTCTACTGATAAACCTTTATTATTAGAACCTGAACCAGAACCTGCGCCTGAACCAGAAACTTTAGGTTGTTTCATACTTTTACCCATCCTTACTTTAGTAACAAGAGGTAAGGCTGTTAATAACAATCCTTGTCTTACAGCTTGTAAAGACTTTTGATCTAATCTAGTTCCTTGAGCATTACCTACTTTTAAATCTTCTCCTATCCCTTGTTCTTTCATTATTTTTTCTTTAATGTTTTTAGGAAGACTATCATAAAAACCTTCAGCATCATAATAATCAGTAGCATAAGCATCTGCAATAGGGTTTAATTGTGGAGTTAATTGTTGTGCTACTTTTTTCATATCAGTAAGAAAAACCTCTCGCATCATACCATTACCTTCATCTATATAATCTGCAGTAGGAACAAAACTACCTTCAATCATTTGCCCGGTTAAATACTGATCAGCTACTTTACCTGTTTTTTCATCTATAAGTTTTAATTTATCATATAAAACTTCTTTTATATCTTTTGTGTATTCCGGTATAGTACCAGGATCATATGCAAAAAATACATCAGCTTTAGTTTCAGTAGGTTTTTCTAATCTTGGACCTTCGTGTCTTACTGCCCAATCACCATCTTTATCTATAAACCACGTCATATTACCGGGGTTTCTTCCAGCTGTTATAGCCATTTTTTTAGCCCATTCCAATGCTTCTGGATTACTTAAATTTAAATTACCTTCTGTATTAAGAGCTCCTTGAGCGTCTTCATTAAAAGTAGTTAAAGCATCATTCATTAATTGTACTGAACCAGCTCCAGCACTTAATCTTTGTTTAAACAAACCAACTTCATTTAAAAGTGCTCTTTGCTCTTCAGGAGTAGAAGCTTGTCTTGCACGCCCGGCATAATCCCCCATCATGTTTATTTGCTCCATAAACATAGAGGCTAATTGAGGGTTGTTATTACCAGCTTTTTTTAATTGATCTAAATATTTATCTTGCTGTTTCATTGTCCAATCCATAGTCCATTGGATTTGTTCATTAGCAGCTTTTTGTCTTTCTGTTTCTTGATCTATTTTTTTCTGTGCACGCGCAGCACCAGCTGCAGTAATTTTATTTATAGCATTTATATAAATCTGATCTGCTTCGTTATCGATAACTGTTAAAGGGCTTCTATATGTTCCCCCGCTTACTACTGGCATATTATATATTTTTTAAAATTAATTTATTTAGGACTACTGGATCCTCTACTTCCAGCATCCCATTCATTAGCTATATTACCTACCTCGGCACCAAGTTGTCCTACAGCTCCAATGCCGGCATCTATGTAACCTGCTTTAGTTGCTCTAGCAGAGGCAGCTTTTTGTTCTTGTCCTGTAATCTGGGCTTGAACTCTATCTAATTCCTCCATTTCTCTTTGTTCTCTTGCTTCCCATTCATATCTTCTTCCAGCAACTTCTGCTTGTTGAATTCTACCAGCCTCACCATATTGAGCTTGTTGTACTCTTTTAGCTTCACCAAACCTTGCTTGTTGAAGCTTTTGTTCTCCGTCAGCTCTTAGTTTTTCATTTTGAGCTTCTTGTTGCTCTATACTTGCGCTAATACCTCTTTTACTTTGTAAAGCTGCTTGAGCTAAAGCTGTAGCCCCTCCAGCAGATGCTCCACTAGCCTGTAAAGCATCTAAAGTATTAGCCAACGCAATGTCTGCTTCTTCAGCTTGAAACTCTGCAGCTTGAGTCGCAACTGATAGATTGTTATAAGGATTAGAAAGCTCATCACTTACATCATATATCATATCTGATAAACTAGTTACATTATCAAATGGATTTATAATTTCTTGTCGAGAAGCTTCTAAACCTTCTAATTTTTTTGTTAAGGTTTTTGCTTTACGATTTGCTCTTCGCTGTCGTTTATTAGCGCTTACCGCACCATGTACTGCTGAACCTACTGATGCTAATGCACTAACACCGGCAAATATTGTTGTTGCTGCTACTGCCATTTTAAGTTATTTTTTTAATCATTTCATAAGATGGATCATTATCTACTGTCCAATTTAATTGTTTATGTATATTGAGTAAAGATTTATTTCTTCCAATTGAAAACATATATTTTTTATCATTATTTTTACAAAATATTTCAGCAGAAGAAACTAAAGTTTCTATTGCTTTTTTTTTGTCTTTTTCTTTATAATCAGGATTTGATACAATCCATTCAAGTAAGACGGCTGAAGAATTTGTAAAATACAAAAACCCAGCAACAATAGGAATATTATTCTTTTCTATCATTAATCCACTAGTGGCATTATCTGGTAAAAAATCTTGCGCAGGAGTATTCCATTTAGGCCATGCCTCCCACCAAGATACCAACGTATCCCAATCATTTTCTGTAAGTTTACGAATGTTGAATTTCATTTAATTTAATTTTAAAACTTTATCTATAGTTTTTATTACTTCTTCTTGTGTTATTTTTAATTTAAAAGATAAATCTGCAGTCCATTGAAATTTAGTTTGACCACCTACTCTTAATACTACTATAGGTAAAGGTTGTCCAGCTACACTTTTTTTAAATTCTGGACCTTGATTTTCTAATAAAGCATAATCAATGGATATTCTATATCCTTTATAATCTTTAGGAAATTTTAATTTTACATCATTACGGGTGTTCCACTCCGCATTTATTTGTAATAATTGGATTGGTGGATTTTGAATTGTTGTGCTTGTTAAAATTAATAGTAATATTAAAGTAAATATATATTTCATTATCTTTTCTTTTTTGTATTGTTATTTAAATCATACAATCTTTCTTCAATTTTATCTAGTTTATCTCCATTTTCGTTTACTTTGTCTTCGGTATTCATAATTGATTCACGAATTAATTCGTCTTTAAGATCATATTCGGTTCTTGATATAGGAGGTTCTGGAAGTTTCTTAGCTTCTTCTATATCGTCTTGTAGCGCAAACCACATACCTACTAATGTAAATATTGCTACTCCTATGCCTATAAGTGTTTTTATACTTATGTTAAATTTTGTATCTTCGCTTAATTCTGCCATTTTTATTATTAATATGATGATTCGACATAATCCGTAGAAGCAGCAAATAATTCTTTCATACCTCCAGGATCGGTTAATGTATCAGTAGAGATTTTAACTGTTGCATAATAACCTTTAATACCGGTCATTTTATTTCCCCATATAACTTCTCCTGGGGTTGCTACACTATTATTAACTAAATTAGCCATATATTTATTTTCTTTTCTATCAAAACCAGCTCTATTAATAGGTGGAATTAAAGCAGTAGTATTTGCTGTAATAGGATTACTATTTAAATTAGCATATTGGTTTCCATAATTATCATATGCACCTTCATTATAACTATAGATAGAAGTAATAGTATCTTGAGTATTTACAGTATTTGATCCTTCAAAATCTGTATTAACATATCCTATACCTGTTAAATCAGAAACAAAACTGTTTACTTCCCAACCATTACTCCCTTCGTAATTAATTGTTTTAAATACCTTTGAAACACTTACGTTAGGATTAAAGATAAATTCTATAGAAGCATCATTATTAATTCCATAAAATTGACACCTTGTTTGATTAGTTATATAATGTTGATATAAACTAGCGCTATCTGTTCCAGCAACACTTGATGGTCCTGTAGTATAAAATTTATTTTTTAAACTTAACATCATACCTGGTTTATAAGTATATAAACTTGTCCATCCTTGTACAGTTTCATCAAATGATAATGTTTTATAAGGAACAGAATTATCCTCAGGTTGTATAGATAAAACATATTGTTTATTATAAATATCCCAACCACCAGTTAGTTTCCCGTTACCCATAGTGCCAAATTGATCTCTAAAGAAATCAATCATACCATAATTAGATATTTCAGTAAGACCATCTTGAGATAATCTCATTACTGCATTTCTATCTTTATCTGTAAAATATTTTCTTCTTCCGTATACTGCAAAACTTTCAGGATTTTTACTAATCCCAAAATTACCTACATAAGCTTGTACTTGACCGATAACATTAGGCCCAGAAGTTACAGTTGCATTTCCTTCTGCTGAGTAAATAGCATCTTTATCTATTAAAGCTCTACTTACTTTTTTCTCTTGGAATATAATTAAATTAGTATCTTCGGCATAAAGTTTTTGTATACTACCGTTAGCTGGATCTACGCTTTTAGTAATATCTTCTCCTACTGAAAAAACATTTGTATCATTAATACCTGTTCTAGCATTAAAAATACCAGAATAAATCATTGAATTAATTCTAGTTGAAGCTTTTGGATTAGCTTCTACTAAATAAGCTTTAACCCCTTGACCACAATATGTGTTGTTATACCCACCTCTTATTCTAGCCTCTTCAACTGCCCAATCTTGTTCATTATCAGGATTACCACTTATCGCAGGGTATGTAAGATCTCCTCTAGACCCATTCCATTCTGCCGGAGCTGGATTAGTTCCATCATTTAACGTCTTTCTTAATATAAAGCTATTAAAAAATTTTACTTCAACTGTTGCTGCCATAATTTATTATTGCATATTTATTTATATTATTACCTTAACAAGGAGTTAAACCTATATCTTGAATAAGATAATTATTCATTGGGGTTCCAGCTGGAATAGGACTTACACTAACACTGTTACCTGTAATGGTAATAAATTGTCCATCTGGATCTCCTTGAGTATAAGTTGCGGTTCCTCCAGTTACAGTAGCCCCACCAACTTTATCATAACATGGATTAGATGAGTGAAAATTAAGTTCCCCTACTGTTTGTATTTGTCTAGATCCTTGGCTTAAAGGCGCACCGTTAGTTATTTTACTCCATAAGTTCTGTAAATTACAGAAACTACTATTTGTTATACCAGATTGAGTTTGTAATATTTTTAAAGTATTACCATCAACACGAATAGGTTGTAATACACCAAATTGATAGGCTTGAGCAGGCTTATTACATTGAGTATTATTTCCTCCTGTATTTTGATCTATATCCCCAACACACGGTTCAGCTGTTTGGATTATTTTTTTACCTAAATTATCAAATTGTGCAACCCATTTCATATCTCGTGGCCTTACGGGTACTGAAGAGTTTTTAGAATTATCTCCAGATCCAATTATAGTATTAGCACCTCCTCCTGGACAAGTAGAACAAGTATAGATTGGTGCTCCAAATCTAGTGGATGCGTATTCATTTCCCCAATCTACATTCAAAGTACCTTCTCCATTAACTTTTCCTCTGTATGCAAACCATTTATTTGTAGCACCTGGAGACCAAGGTAAAGTTAACTCTGGATCGTGATAAAATTGAGAAACATATTTAAAAGACCATTCTCTAGCATGAACTTTTACACTTGGATGAAAACCAGCTGCTTCTTCTTTAGTATCTGCAGGGTTTGTATTTATTCTATACTCAAAAGATGCAGGTGGAGTAACATTAGAACCAACCCCATTACTGTACCTAGACTCAAGTTGAGTTGGATTATAAAAATCTCCAAAACTTAAATAAACTTTTTGATATGCTTTCGCATTTTGATATCCTTCATATGGTCCACTTGGGCAATTAAATGTATCTAAAGTAGGTATTTTAGGATTTGTTACAGATGTTGAGTTAGTAGGTGAAATATTATTTCCATAAGGATAACGAGTAATTAATCTATATTCTCCAAACCTGTCAGGTGCATTACTTGGTGCGTTGCCACTAGGTTCTCTATAAGCTTGATTTTTTCCAACTACAAATAGTTTTCTTCCAATACTTACTAAAGGCCAATTTCCTTGATTTTCTTTAGACTCTAACCAAGACTCAAAACAATCTGTTTTATCTGGACCCGCTGTTCCTTCAGAAGTTATAGCTGAAGAAAGTTTATCTTTAACACCGGTTAAAGGAAACCCTGATGGTTGAACAAAACCAGAACCACCATAACTAATTCCACTTTCCGATCTATAATAAGTATTAGCTTGTGCTCCTCCAAATTTTATTTCATTACCTTCAATATCTGTAGCATTCTGCCAAGCTGAATTTGTGTTTTCTCTATATTGTAAATAAGTAGGCCAAATAACTGCTGGTCTATCATTACCTTGAGAATCATAATTTCCTAATTCAAAATCTAAAATAATATATGCACTACCATCTGTAAGACCTTCTGGAACTGGTATAACATTAGTTGCACAATCAGATCTTCCTTGAACTACATCAGTTCCTAAACCAGAGTTTGTTCCGTTCATAGTAACCTGTGGGTTTCTATTTGTATTTTTCCAACTCCAACCTGAGCAAGTGCTCACACTAGCTAATTTTGAATTTGGTAAAGTAGTTCCTAAATCTAAACCACTGACAGGTTCTCTCATGTTATCATCATAACCAGGTAAAGGAGAAGTGGTAACAGGACTAGTATTTCCAGTGCTAGGATTTGCCCAATAAAAACCAGAAGATTCAGAAGCTTCGTTTATGCACATATTTTTAGTGCTGCCAAAATTTGCATTTAAAGCTGTTGTTTCATATCCTGTATTTCCTGTAACACCCGGAGCACAAGTACCTACTGGATCACCACCAGGGCCACCACTACTAGCCATTGTAGTTTCTAAAGTTCCAGCATCTCTTAAAGCTATTGTTAAATTAACTGGAGTGTTTAAAGTACCTGTAGGATCTGTAACAACACCTGTTGTAGGATCTATAATTAATTCAGGAATCCCGTTATCAGGTTCTAAAGGGTCTTGAGATGTAATACTCCAAGTTAAATCTTCTTGATTTCGTGCATTATCATTACTACCGTTTACACCTTCAAAACTAAAAACTGGTGAAGCACCCGGTTCAACTACAATACCATCTTGAGGACAAGTAATAGAAGGAGCTATATTTAATAATTTTTCTGTAAGAGCTATTTGAGTAGATATACCTTTTTGATTACCAGAGTCGTTATTAGTTACATTAAAATTAAATGTAAATGAATCTTCAATATAAGAGTTAGGACTATAGTAAAAGAATGTATTAGAAGCTATTTTTATAGAATATTTATCAGGAGTATTAACACCGTTACCTGCATATTTTTCTAAAACAAACTTATCTGTTACATCGTTTCCACTACCGTTAATAACCCAAAAACCCGAGTTTAAATCTATATCACTACTTATAACAGCTGCTCTAACACCACTTGCATCTTCAGTATAAGGATAAAATCTTAATTCAGTATAAACACCACTAGAATAAGTTGCAGTACAATAATCACTAGGACTAATATCTTCTGCTAAATTAAATGTCCATTTTTTATTTTGAATATCTGCCGGATCATCAGTTGTAAAATTTTTAATTCCCGAAGTACCTGTTTTAATAGCTTCATTTAATTCTGCGATTGTTCCACTTGATGAAGTTTCCCAATATATATCTATTAAAGATTCTACTGGATCTGTTTCATAAACACCCAACCAAATAGTTTGAGCATCTGTTTCACTCGTTTTAGACTCAGTACCAATAGCATTACTAGCAATAGATATTCTAGCTAATAATGGATTTGACACTGTTTGATATATAGAACCATACTTTACATTTGAAGTGTTGTCAAACATATCGTTTTGATCTGATATTGTTGAAACCGTATCTGGTATAGCAATTCTAGTAGCAGCATTAACAGGATTAAACTGATAATTATATGTAGGTGTAGCGTTTGCGTGAGGAGCTACTCTTCCATAAAGTTGTACTGAACTTCTAAATTGTTTTTGTTCAGGTCCCACTTCTGTTAAATCTCTAGGAACTTTATTAATATTATCATTCAATAAAGTAATAAAAGATACTGTATTAACAGGGTCTGGTGCATCTGTAGATTGTTGAGCCGCTGTTAAATTAGGATAAAAATTCATAATGCTTGGTAAGTAAACATTATAATATTCTTGTTCAGTTTGTTTTACTACAATTTTATAAGAATACCATCCTAAAGGGTTATAATTTTCATCTGTTGGATCTCCATTATACAAACCAGGCCAACCAGTTGTTGAGTTAGGAGGTCTTTCTTCATCAATAGGTTTATTAAATAATACTTTTATAGAATCTCCTCTCCATTTTTGTATTAAATTTTTAGTTTTATCTGTACTAGAAACATTATTATATGGAAAATAAATTGTATCTCCTAATAAAGTTAAATCATTTTCACCTATAGCTTGTGTACTTACCGATGATAATATTGTTGTAGAACTTCTACCATATCTATCTGCTAATACAACCCCAACTTGATAATTTCTGTTTTGTTTAACAGTATGCATAGGGTATTCTCTTGATACCGTTCTTTCAATAGGCCTAGGAACAGTAGGATCGTCGGCTCTAAAAACGTCATATTTATCTGAAACTGCTACGTTATAATCTAAAGAATCAGGAGGAGTGTGTTTATCTTGAAAATTACTATAAACTAATCTATTACTAATTATTTCTTGACTATGTGCTTTAACTGGAACTTTATCAAATACTCTAACTAGTTCGTTTTCGGGTAAAGTTTTATAAGGCTTATCACCTTGATAATTATATTCTATTATAGTAGCTGTTCCAAATCTATTAAAACCTTGTTCACCATCTTTAGGTATAGCATCTACAACTTGAACAGCTAAACTATCAGATTCTTTATATAAAATTTCTATCTCACTTATCTTTAACTCAGAACCTAAACTAGAGGCTTGTATACCATTATTATCTTTATCTAAAGGTAAAGGAATTTGTAAAAATATATTGTTAACTTTATTTTCCATAAATCCAACTACTGTACTTCTATAAGTGGCCTGCTCGTCTGTTGTCATGCTTACAGGTGTAGTTGCACCTAAAAAATAACCATCTTGTTTAGGAATAAAAGTAGGTTGAGTAAAAGGTGCCATTATAGAATAATTACCATCTTCATACTTAAATCTATAACTGAATCTTACAAATTTATCTTCTAAAAAGTCAGGATCTCCATTAAATTTGGGATTATAATTAGGATTTGTTGTAAGGCCAGGATACCCTGAATTATAACTTCCTCCAGGATTCATAGGAGAACTAGCATCCTCCATGCTTGTAACCCAATTATCGGTACCTAAAGCCCCTAAAGTTATAGGATTTAAATTTTGATTAAAATAAATTATACTACCCGGCGCAATATCTTGAGTTAAATTAACTGGATTTTCAGATCCGGGAAGAGCTGTTCGATCTATTAATGCAATTTCATTACCATTAGAAAAACTTTGTAAAGCAGTATTAGCTGGAATAGGATCTGGCGATATCGGTAAACCACTAGCATCAGCAGCTGTAACTAGTGATCCAACTAATGTTTTCTCTACATCTAATTCTTGAGCTAATCCAAACCTATTATCAGCAGCTAATAAAATTTTATTTTGCCCTGCTTTATTTGCAACTCCTAAAGGATCATCTACTACCACTGCAGAACCACCATTATACCAAACTGGAACAACATTATCATTCCAAGAAAAAGTAGAACTATCTTCAGGATTAACAATAAAAGCCCCATTTCTTCTATGATATAATTCAATAGGTTGAAAAGGAGCATAAGTAGCTACAGAAATTTGATCTTCTGAAGTATAATAATTAGGAGAAAAATCAACAGCACTTTGTACGTTTATTCTACGAGGTTGGTTTCTATTATCAGTCCAAAATAAAATTCCTTCTAATAAATTAACAGAAGTTATAGGATGAGTAGTAGAAAAATTTAAAAAAGCACCACTAACTAATTCGATAGTTTCTCTACTAGAAGTATTATATAAGTAAATATAATTATTTGCAGAAGGAGAGTAATTAAAAGATTGAAAATTATATCCATCTAATAATGTTTCATTAAAATCTGTTAAAAATATATAAATATTATTATTAACTTCATCTGTATATAAACCTATTGTAGTTAAATTACAATTACAACCACTTTTAGCTTTAAGATCAACAAGTTCTTGATTGCCTAAAACATTTTCTAACGCTCCAACGTCGGCACCTTCTGATTTACTTACTTGTATATTAATTCCTTCACGATATTCACCATTAGGTAATAACCTGGCATCCAGGTCTTTATTCATTTTGGATTTAATAAAAGAATTTTTAGCTTCTGCCATTTATTTAAAATTTAAGCCATTTAGATTTACCTCTCATTATCTGTACGAATTCTTTAGATTTAATATTAGATAATCTTATTTTTGCATTACGTAATTTTGCGCTCTTTTCTCTTCGTAAACGCTGAACAATGTATTCAGGTTGATTTATTCTGCTAGCTAAAATAGCATGACTTATGTAAGCATAAACAGCTTCTTCAGCTAATTTAGGTACTCTCATATCTTTTTCATACGAAAGTCCATCAGATATATATTCTAAAACTATTATTTTATCTTTTAAATCACTTGAAAACCCAAAAGTTCCATTTCTTTCATTGATAGTAAACCAACCGTTGATTTGAGAAGTCTCAGGTTGCATACCATATCTTTGACCATAACCATAAAACCAATTACCATACCATCCATATAATCCATCCGCTATTAATCTTCCAGTAATATCATCTCTTATTTCTTGTAATAATTCTGTATTTTGACTATCCCAACGTTCTTCTGTAATAGATGTGCCTGTTAAATTTTGACCTAAATTATCTTGAGTGGGAATTCCTTCAGTATCTTGAATAGGTTTAGTGTATGGGTTTGTAGTTAAAGTTGTAGGGTAAATTATATGAGTTATACCAACATCATCAACCCAAGATAAATTTACATAATTTACATAATCTTGAGGTATTGGAACACTTAAATGATAAGGAATAGTTAACTCTTGTGATTTTATACTTTTTAAAGTATCATAACTAAATTCTTGTAATGCTCTTTTAGTGTGAAAAATTACATCAGTTCTTTTTACACTAGGAATAAGTTTTCCTTCTCCTACATATGCCACTAAAAAATTATTAACTAAATCTTCTACTTTAATATAAGCATAGCTATTATAATTTTCTTGTGTAACTTTACCATAAGCATCTTTATTTCCAAATTGGCCTCCAGTTTCTGTTAATAATTGAATAACTAAATAAGTACCTTCAGCTTGAGCGGGAAGTGTAAAAACATTTCTTAAAACACTATAAGTTGTAGTGTATTCAGTAAATGTCCCTGGATTTCCTGTTAAACTTGTATATAATCTAAAATTATTTATATTATAATCTGGAGATGCAGGATCGTAACTTCCAAAAGTTATATCAGTATTAAAAGTTGCAGTAAAAGTTGTTTGATTTGCTGTAGCAATAAACATTTGAGCTCCTGCATAATATTGCGAATTTTTTTCGGTAATTAACCCTCCATCTGGTTGTGCCATTATCTATTATATTTTTTCGTTTTGTTCGTTTATAGCAACTTGTTGAGCTGCGTCTTGTACTATTTGAGGATCTTCAATTATAATACCAGCATATTTTAATATTTGTAAAATAACGTTTGTTTGTTCTGAACCATGTAATTCAAAATTACGAGAACCAGTTGGCATAGTATTTACATTATAAGGATCTTCGTTATAAATATATTGACCTAATGTTCCAACGGTAAAACCCCAAATAGGGTCAATAGGTTTTCTTATATAATCTACTTTTATATCTCCTTGAGTTATAATACTTTCTGGTTGAACATATAATCTATTATTCTCGAAAAGATAAACGGGAAAAGTTTTTGAAGGTTTAGTAAGGGGAGATTTTTTAACTTGATAAAATTCAGTTCTATCTAATCTTTGAACTTCAACTTCATCATTATATATAACAGAACCTAGTCGATGAAAAACTACTTCTTCACCGAACATGTTTAATGCTGGTAATTCCCAATAAGTTATGGTATTAGTTCCACCTGAAGTAGTTGTAGAAATGTATACAGCATCACCAACAGTTTTAAATATATTTATTTTTTCATCAATATTTTTTACTCTATCTGCATAATCAGTATCTGTTTGAGGTACTCTTATTAATTGATTAATATCTTCAAAATATTTTTCAAATATTTCTAATTGCACTTGAGTACCTAAACTATTAAACTCGGTAGGAGTTATATAGCCTCTTTGCTCTTTATTTAATACAAGCAAAACAGTTTGATACACCGTATTTACATTTATAGCCATTTATGTTATATTATTATAATAAAGGAGGCAAAAAGCCTCCCTTATTAATTTATATTAAGAAAGTTTTTTCTCTATTGATTTGAAGACATCTAAGCCTTCATCTGTCTTAAAAAATTGAGCCATTGCTGAATATGGGTGCTCATCAAAAGGAACAGTCATAAGTTTCTTTTGGTTAGATGCCCACATAAAGGTTCTTTGATCTGAACTTAATTTTATAATTCCAGCTTCTGTGGCTTTTATTGCAAAATTTCGTAATTGTACATTTTCATCATTTGCTAAATCTAAGAACAGTTTAGCATTCTTTTTAGCAAATATTAATAAATCTCTTTTAATTTCTTTAGAACTCATCTCTGATACCTTAGATCCAACTTCTACTCTTAAAATAGCTTCTGCTTGATCAATATCAATAGTTCTTGCCATGTTTAAAGCATCTATTTCTAATTCTAAATCTATTAAATCGTCTTGAGCTTGTACAACTTCATCTACTTCTCTATATCTTTGTCCTTTTAAAGGATGATATAAAGATAATATTTTTTGTAATGCTTCTTTTTCTTTTTTTACTAACAAAGCTCCGTCTCTAAAAACAATATGACCTAATGTAGCCTCTCCTTTTTGTTCGTCTTTAAATGGAGAATTTTGATTAGTTGCATATCTAATTTCTCGTTGCTCTCTAGTTTTAGGATCATACCACAAAAGCGCGTGGCGTGTAGTATGTCTAGATGGAATTTTATACGTTAAAGGTGTTTTATCACCTGTTAAAACATAAGTTCTATCTTTTACTTCCCAATTATCTTTGGAAGTTATTTTTTCTTTTTTTGGTTGTATAACCTGTTTAGGTTCTTCTAAAACAACCTCTTCATTTTTTATTTTTTTTGCCATGATATAATATAATTAAATAGTTAAAGTAAAGATACGGAGCACCCGAAGATGCTCCATCTTTACTGATATTAAATCCCTTTTGGTTTCATAGGATTAAATACCTTTAAATAATACAAAGTTATTAGCAGCTTGAGTTACAAGACATCTTTCTGAAAGGAAGTTGACTTCCATTGCATCAAGATTAGAAGTGTAAGCACCTCCAGCTGATCCAGTTAACCAAGACTTCATACGTCTGTCTTCTGTTTGAGAAGCTCTATATCTAACGTGTAAGAATGGTCGTCTGATATTTGTACCTAAAATTTGATCGTAAACAGTAGAAGTACCAGCTGGTATCAACACACCTTCGATGGATTGAATTCCAGTAATAGCACCTCTTGTAGACGCATCATTTAAATATTTCCAGTCAGTCTTATAGAAATCATAAGATCCTCTTCTGAAACCGCTAAATCCAAGATTTAAAGCCATTTCTTCAGAATTTTCAAATAATCCATAAGCTGTACCTCCTTGAGCACCATAAGATACGTTAGCAAGCATGTTATCAAATTCTAATGCTGTTGATCTTTGTAAGAACAACATATTTTCTTCAATAGCTCCTTGAGTATCTAAGTTTTTAAGTATCTGATCAAAATCATCGATACCAGATGCTCCAGCAAATCCAACCTCTACGTTACCTCTTGATGAGATAGCAGCAAAAAGACCTTCAGTACCTTTAAATCCTGATGCAGCAGCATTATTTCCAGCAGCCCCAGCAGCAATTTCCCCTTCAACACATACCATTTCTAGGTAATCTTCAAATCTTAATCTTGTTTCAGATTCAGCTTTTAAATACCATAAGTATCCAGTAGTTCCATCTTCAGTTGCAACTTCAACCCAACCAATTTGAGCCATATCAGAACCATTTATTGTATAAACATTTCTAATGATGATTGGTGAATTATTATATTGCTGGAAAGCAGGAGTAATAGTTATTTGTGGTTGTACAGTATTATTTAAAGCTAAAGCTCCAGCACCTGCATTAGATGTTGACGCACCTTTAATAAATTCTGAACCATAAACAAATATTTTTACTGAAGTACCTAAACCACTTAAATCTGTAGTTAAATAAGGAGCAACAGTTACTTGACCATTAGCAGTATTAGAAGCAGTTACAACGCACTTTGCTTCGTTGCCATCGTCGTCTAAAACTACAATAGTTTGACCTGGAGATATTACATTTCTTGTAACACCAGGAGCTGTAGCTGCAGGTACTGTGATGATAGATGGGTTAGCTTGATCGTTAACACAGTTATCATACGCTATATGTAATCTATTTTGCTCTGACCAAACAACTTGATCTGAAGTCAGAGGCATTTCAGCACCTACCATACGTAAAAAACCTGATAGAGTTCTATTTCCATATCTCTCTACTTCTTGTTCATATATTTCTGGTAGATATTGCTGAGCAAAATCATTATTACCATCTGTAAAAGATAGGTAATTACTGGCTAATAGCTGCTGATTAGGAGCAGGAACTATTGAGCCAAATTGTGGAGTTAATACACCCATAATTGATAATTATTTATTTTTAATTAAACGTTTTCTTTTTTATTCTTAGTTTTGAAGAATCAAGTCCACTAATTGCTTTTACTTTTAATCCACCTACAAATATTTCTCCTGAAGCAGTTTTTCTTGGTTCAGTACTAATATTTTTAGATTTTGCTAATTGATCTTTAATAGCGTCGGTTTTACCTTGCTCATAAAAATGATTAGCAATAGTATCTACATTTCGTGCTGCAAATAAAGCTTTATGGTAACCTCTAGTGTCTTCTACTTCTCCTTTATCATTTAAGAACTTCTTAATAAAGTTAGAAATATCTCCTTGAGCTTCTGCCACAGATGAAGGATCTTTTACTCCGTATCTAAATTTTTTATCTCCTAATTTAAAATCAAAACCTTTGAAGTCTTCGTTAAGAAGGTTTTTGGTATTAGATACAAATCTTTCATGTCTAGCTTTACTAGCTGCTTGATTTTCGTTATAGCGATTGAAAAAGTCTGTTGCTTTTTGTTGTTCTTGAGTTACTCCGGGTCTCAACTTGATTTCCGCATAATAATCTTTCTTAAGTCCATCTAAAAACATTCGAGCTTTAGCTATCTCTTCTTTGTGAGCAAGTTTTTTCTTTTTTATATCTCGCTCGTCGTCCACCTCTTCATCATACTTAAAAGAATCTTCAATAATAAAGTTTCTTTCTTCAGCATTCAAATGAGGTTTAGATTGTTTGTAATATTCATGAAGCAATGCTTCATCACTTACATTACTGTAATCAGCATTTAAACGGGCATAATCTTCAATAGTACCACCCGTTTCTTCCATGAATTTTACTAAATTTTCTATGTTTTCAGGAAGTTTTTGTGTTTCTCCTTCCTGTTGTATTTCTTCTTGTTTCTGTGAGGTAGTGGTAGTTTCAGAGCTTCTATCCACTCCTGTCTTGTTAGTATTATCTTCTTCATCTATAATTTCTTTTAATGGTGAATCAGACTCTACTTTTTCTTCGGTTTCCCGTACTTCTCCAACCACTTTTTCGCTGTCTCCACTGTCTTTTTGTTCTTCGATAGGAGCATCGCCCACATTTGTCTCTGGTGTAGGAACGGCATATTTTTCTTCTTTTTTAGGTTTACTTAAATCTACTTTTACTAAATCGGGTACTAATTTTTCATCACCTAATTGTTTAGGTTTAGTAACTTTTTTTATTTTAAAAGTACCCTCTTCTTTAGGAGGTTTATCATCACTTGTTTCTACAGTGGCTTTAGCCTCTTCAACAGTTTCTAATACTTTTTCTTTGATAGTTTCTTTTTTTTCTTTTTTTGACATAATATAATAATATAAAATTAATAATAAATTTTTATCTTGGATTAAATTGTTCTAATCCAAAACCACCTAATGTATCATTACCGGCTGATTCAAAATCTTTAGGTAATAAATCATTTTGTCTTTGATTTATAAGTTCACTTTCTTGTGTGCCTTGTATACGTATTCTTTTATCTTTACGATCTTCTATAGCAGCTTCTTTTTGTTGTTGAGCTTGACCTTGAATTTGAGCTAATTGCATATCATATCTAAACTCCTCTGCCATTAATTGTTTTTTAATTAAAGCTTCTTGTTCCATTCTTTGAATTTCAAATTGAGACTTCGCCTGTTCTATTTGAACTTCTGTATCAGCAAGTGCTTGATTTTTTTGAACCTCAGCCATAGCAGCTTTTTCTGCCGATTCAGCGTTTGCTTGAGCTTGTGCTTGTATATTTTCTAATTGTTGTGCTCTATCTCTTTCTTGCTTTTCTTTTTGTCTCAATTTAAGCATTTGATTAGCAAGTTTAATATTCCTTACCTCTCTTATATCTATTGCATCTTCTAATCCAATATTACCTGCTTGTAGAGCAATTTGTATATTTTGTTCTAAATTAGCCTGTTCTTCTTCATCTGGTTCTAATTCTAAAAATATACCAAAATCATGTAAAGAAAGTTTTTCTATTTCTTCTAATGTAGAAATATTAAATCCATTAATACTACTTATTAAAGATTGTTTTGTGGTTGGAAATTGTAACATATCGCTTACTCTCAGACTTACATTTTCACAAACCCTTATAGTTAAATACATAAGAGACTGTAAAACATGTCTTGTTGCTGTATTAGAGTTAGCTGCAGCTAATTTTTGTAAACCTACTAACGAATCTTTAGCTGGAACGCTACCATCTCTAGCTTCATTTAATCCAGTAACATCACGAATCATTTGTAAGTAATAATTATATGTTTGAATCATGGATTGAATTTTAGCCATTCCATTAGACGTTTGTAATTCTTGTACAGGTACTTTTCCACGATTTATTTCACCATCTTGAGTTAAAGAACGACCAACTATACTACCAGTTTGGAAATACATATTTAATGCTTCAGCTGGATTATAATTAGTTCCATTACCTAAATCTACTTCAGCTAAACCATCCACATCTAAATATACTCCATCTGGTACCATTCGAGATAAAACTTGTTGTAATTTTAAATGAGTTAATTGAATCATATCTGCAAAACCGACTGTTTTACTTACTATTGAATTAATTCTACCTTGATACATCCTAGGTGCACTAATAACATAATTCATATTAACTTTAGTAGTATCGCCATATGGTCTTGTCATATTTTCACTTAGTTCCCATTTAAGTAAATTATTACCTAAACCTAAAACTTTTGCACCACAATACAATACTTCAATAGATCTAGCTATTCTTTCAAAATTATCATTTGGTGGAGGGTTAAAAGTATCAGGTTTTTCTAATGTTTTTTCTAACCCTTGTTCGGTTTGTTTTATTTTAAATACTTGATCTTGATAAGTTTTATATTCAAAAAATAAAACTTGAACTTGATCTTTAGTTTCTTGTCCCCACCACGTATTATCTACGTAAGAATTTTTTCCTGGATATTTTTGTATTTCTTCTAATTCAGCATCAGTAAGTGCAGGAAATTGTCTTTTTACCTCTGATAAAGACATATTTTTAACTTCACCTACATAATATATATCTTCAAAATTAGGATCATCTGTATAAGAATAAACAATATTAGCTGGGTTTACATAATCTATAGTAATACCTTCAGATAAATTAAAATTTGTTTTTACACATCCAATACCTAAAACAGTTAAATCATACGCTAACTGTTTTTTTGTTTGTTCATATTTATTATAATCTAAAATATTATTAATAACTTCTTCTTCTGCTATTTCAACACTTTGCTTAAAATTTAATTGTAAGTATAAATCTAATTCTTCTGTTGTTCCCGGCAAATCATCTGGACTTGCTGATGCAAATAAATTAGCATTAGGGCCTAATTGTGCTTGTAAACCCTCTATCATTTCTTTATTTTCTATATCTCTTATAGCATTTTGTGCAAACTCTGTTTTATTTTTAATAGCAAAAGGATCTTGAGCAAAAGATTTAATATCGTAACCTTTTTCAGTCATTCCATTAACTACTATATCTACAAATTTAGATAATATAGGAACAGGTTTCCAATCTAAATTAAGATAAGATAAATCTCCATTAACCGCAAGTTCATCTTTATATTTTTGAACTGGTTGTTCTCCTCTAGCATATAATCTTAATCTATTAAAATTTTGAAAATTACTTATAAACCGGTTTTGACCACTAGAATTTCTAAACCACTCACTTTCAATTGCTTGAGCTACCTGTAATCCATACTGTCTAGATTTTTTCTCTTCTTCAGGTACTACCTGATCTGGGAAAGCACTATTATAGTTAATGTTAACCATCTAATTTAGTATTTTTGAATTTACTCCTTTATTGTCATATTTTTTAAAACCTAAAGGAACAGTTGTTAATTTTCGTTCAGCTATAGGTCTATATCTATTTTTATTACAAGCCATTATAGCTAAACCAGAACTTATTGAAGCATCGTGCAATGTTCTATTGTTTATATTAAATTTAGCCCAATCTTCTAATGTTCTTTGAAAATATAAATCCCCATAATTTTCTCCGTTATATCCTATAAAATTTTCTATATAATCTTCTATAGCAGCAGCATGAGCTTGTTTTATATCTTCACTTGAATTGGGTATACCACCTATTTCTCTTTCTGCTACAGATAATTTATTATAAACTTTATCTGGTCGGTTCATTGAATAACCTCTATAACCTCTTCGTTTTAAATAATATAATAATCTTGGTTTGTTATTTTCTGCAAGTAATGGCATTCCATAAAAAACTAAAGCCATTAAAACATCTTCAAAAAATATTTCTGCAGTTTGTGGTCTGGCTATATATTCTAAAAAAAATATATTAGGAGGAACATCCTCCATTGTAAATTTTGTAAGACCATGAAGTGATCCTTTTGATCCTCTACCATCTACTGTACCAGATATATCATAAGGATCGCATCCAAAAGCACCACAATCATTGTTTCCAGGATATTTTATCCCATTTTTTACTAAATATCTATTTTGTAAATTAACAGGAGGAACCCAAGTTATAAAAAATCTTCCATTGTTGTTAGGAACAAATAATACTCTAGTATCTTTTATTCCATTTTCCCATTGAAAATTACCCTGAGTAATTATATTAGTATTTTTTAAATCTTCATTATAATCTATTTGCTCGTAAATTTTTGTTAAATTAAATAAAGATTGTTTAGCTTCATCTCTGAAAGCGTGTTTTTCAGTTCTTGGAAATTGTCTATAAAATTCATTTAAACTATCTTGATCTTCTTTTAAACCTTCGACTTCGTTTTCCCAGTGGGAAATAACTCCAATGTTAATTTCGGATCCATCAATGCTTTTGACGGCTTTTTTTGGAGTTTCGAATATAGGTATGCCATGAGTATTAATGTATCCTTCGTAGTTCCACTCCATAGGTATGAACAAACTATATAATCCTGAATTAGTCTGTCCGTTGCGGTTTCTTTTTGTAACATCTGAAGCATCATATAGTTTTTTAAAATTACTACCTCCTTTATCTAAAGCATTAGAGGTAGATCCCATCATACATTTTCCAACTATTCTACTACCTAATCTTAACGTTGTTTTCGTGACCCTCCAGTTGTTGAGGATATTATCCGGCCTCTCCCATTTCCCTGATTCATCGTGCGCGAGGAGTTGGAGTTTCTCCCCATCATAGGAGTTGTCACCGGTGTTCTTCCAATCGATGGTCGTGTCCAAGCCCTGGAGTTCCTCTTCAATGGTTGTGTGATTTTCCAGTTTTTTTCTGGTAAGTTTCGAGGCAGGGACTCTATATGCGAGTTCGGTCTTGGGGCGGTCCATACCGTCTTGGATCGGTTTGAAAAAGAAGGGATAGTTAACTGATATTGGTACCACCTTGTCAGTAAACATCTTTTTCGCATCAGCTCCAGTTTTAGATAATATTCCATATCGTGAATCTGAGGATATAGTGGCCTGGTGTACCAATTCTGAGGATGCCATGAAAGAAAATCCCGATCGACGGTTCTTAAGGTAGCACATTCCATAACACCTAGTATCGGATTTACACGCTTCCCAAAAAATAAAGAAAAGTCTGTTTGCTTCTCTAAACTCTGGTTTCCCAACATCAATCTTGGTCCACTGCAAGTACATATAATGAGAACCAGTAATATAAGTAGAAATACCTTTGTTATAAAACCAAAAGCCTTCTTCGCGTCTTTTAAATTCTTCATCAATGTAATCATACCATTTATCTTTAAAATCTAAGGAAGTGTTATTCCAATCAAAAACTGTTTTTAATCTTTCTAAAGATTTTGGATAATCAAATACTTCCCAATATTGTTCTTCTTTTTTGTTTGCTCTTTTATATGTTTTTTCTTCTAACGGTAAAGCAATTTTGAGACCTTGGATTTCATATATTTTACCAATTTGGCCACTTTTGCTGATAACCACGATATCATTTTCT